TGCGTCTACCGATTCCGCCACGCTCGCATGTCCATAGTATAGCATAAAAAAAGGGGAGAAGTCTGATTCTGACCAGACTCTCCCCTGCGGCGACGATATAACCTATTTAGATCAGAAGGAATACTTCAGACCCAGCTTAGCACCATATCCACGATCGATATCGTCATCACCAGAACCAACGAACGAGACCTCACCATATGCACCCAGTGCTTCGGTCAGACCCAGACCGACACCTGCCTTACCAGAGGGGACGGTATCAGCGTCACCGCCGTCTGGAGTCAGCACGGTAGCACCGCCCTGAACGTAGTAGGAACCAGACTCACCGAAAGTTCCTTCGTAGCCTAGGTGGAGATCCGTCGCGGCACCAGTGTACTCCGAACCCGTCCAACCAGCATTGGTTTCCACGTTTACGTAGGGTCCTGCAAGGGCAGCAGCAGGAGCGAAAGCGAGAGCAGCAGCAGCTGCGAAAGCAGTTTTGATCATTTTTGTTTACCTTTGTAGTTTACTTGCGGAGTGGTTACCCGCAGATGAAGAGTGGAGTTGTCCTCCACTGCAAATACAATTTATCAGCAAAAAGGGGGCAATGCAAGCCCCCTTGTGCCAGTTTTTTCTCGGTCACATTTTGTAATCAGTTGAGATTGATCTGAGAACCCGTGATATTGACGATACCAGTGACTGTGATGTTCATCAGACCAGCAACTGTCTCAGTGAGATTACCAGAGTACGTGCCTGAATAAGGACCAGTGAAAGTTTCTGTGGTGTTACCAGTCACTGTATTAGTAAAGTTTCCAGTAATTTCTGTAGTATTATTTCCAGTAATAGTCTCACTAAAATTACCAGTGATAGCCTCAGTAAAGTTACCTTCAACTGTATTTGAATAGTTTCCAGTAGCACTTTCAGTCACATTACCAGTAATTTGTTCAGTGACGTTTCCTTCAATCGCAGTAGTAACATTACCAGTATACTTCTCAGTTAGATTTCCAGCAGCAATAGTATGCGTAACATTACCCTGAGCAACGCTAAGAGAGAATGAACTGGGATTCTTAACTGTTGGAATTGGTTTTGGTGGTGTACCAGCGACATTCACCTCCATTTTTCCACCAACATCAATGGAAAAATCACCAGCTGCAGTAAGTTTCAAGTGTCCAGCACTTGAAATAGTATGACATGCTCTAGGATCTAGAATCTGTCTAATAGTTGCCTCACCCAGAACGTTCTGTGTGATACCACCAGAAACTGTCTGGTTAATAAAAGTAGTATCGGTCTTGAAAGTATTTGCTACAAGAGAGACTGCTCCACCAGCACCATCTCCACCCTGAATGTTAACAGTGCTTCCTGATAGGTTTAGATCTTTTAGAGCACGAACAGTTACGTTATCTCCTTTGAGAAATACATCTCCACCTTTGGATTCTACGTTAATATCACCATAAGACACGACAGAGAGTGGTTTCTCTTCGTCGAGCATGTTTTCAACTTCCATGGCGAATCTACCGCCAATCTTCACAGTCATATCACCTTGTGGTCTCATAGTAATTTGACCACCAGTCTCATCTTCACCGATCTTTCCACATCCAAAGAAGATGTTTCCAGTATCATCCATGTGAATGGACTGTCCATTATCAGTACATATGATTAGGGTGACTCTTCCCTCTTCATTCTGTGCTTTTGTAATCTTTACACCATTAATTTTATCAACAGATGTTGATCTCTGATCTGCTGAGTGTGGTGGTGTAACAACTGCTTCGTTGATATTACCACCATCGGGAAGATCAGCAACGAAGTTGTTTAAACTTGTTAGATAATTTTGTAGTGCTTCTTTTGTAAGACTCATGATGGGCAATCAACGTAACGACCAGTTCCAATCTTCGCATATCCAAGTAGATCGCGAGTATCACTATCTAGACATGATAGGCTAGCGAGTGCCTTAGCACCAAATCCACCACCACCAACAATTTCTACCGTAGGAGCATTATCAAAGATTTGTGTTCTATCTAAGACATCAAATCCAATCACAAATCCACTAGCATTAATTCTAGCGGTGACTAGAGATGAATCTCCATTAATGTAAACAGTTGGAATAGAAGTATATCCAGTTCCAGGTCTAGTTAGTGTTAGTGAGTCTAGCACACAATTGATGTTATCTGGTTTATTTGGTACAAAGTTTCTTCCTCTCTGAGTAACACGAATCTCAGTAACGTATCCATTGGAATCAAGCAGAGGAACTGCAAGTGCTCCCCATCCTTGACCAGTGATTGCTATGTGTGGTGGTAGCAAGTATGGATCTCCAGGATCATCAATCGTAATATCAATAATCTTACCGTCATCATCAACAATAATATCACCAATGGTAGGTGGTTTATGATCTGCAGGTGGTGATGGTACTAGTGGTTTTACTGGTGACTCATCTTGTCCGTTAATATCGACTGAAGTTTTAGCACCAGTTCCGTTTACAGTGAAGACAAGTGTTTCGGTTCCTTCAATCTCAGCATCCTCTCTAATACCAACAACAACTGTTGATTGGTTATTCACAATTGCGAAAGTTCCATATAGGTTTCCGCCAATAATATCATCTTGATTAATGTTTAAACCAAACAAACTGTAGCTCAATATAGTATCGTTTGGAATACCATTTGTTGTAATGGTGTATGTAATAAACTCTCCTTCTTCGACCTGAGTCTTATCACTCTTAACAATTACGGATACTTCTTCAGCTACAATAACCTCAGGAATGAATGCATCAGGATCTGGATCACCATCTTCTGGATCACCAGTTCCTCCATCTCCTGGTGGTGGTGAGGGAGGTGTAGGACCAACGATAATATTTGGTGGTGTTGATGGAGTCGGATTATTAGGATCAACATCAGGTCTCAACCCAATAGTAACAACAGCAGTAGATTGAATAAAGGATACATCTTGTGTTCCTGTAGAATACTCAATCGCTACTTCAAAATCTTCGGGAGTATCCTGCTCACCATCTTGATATGTCTGAATAGAAATTACTCTCTCAGTTTGGTTAGGTCCAAATCCTAAAATACCACTAACATCTTGATAATCGACATCTTTGGTTGCACTTAATTCATAAGTTTGGAAAGTAACAGAACTAGATGCCTGAATATTACCAGATCTTATTACTTTTACTTGTGCTATATCACCCTCAAAGACATTGGTATCTTTGATTTCGTAAGTAATTGCTTCTGCAGGAGGATCTGTTGGAGTAGTTTGTCCTGGCGGTAAGGTAGATCCACCTGGGGGATTTTCATCTCCAGGACCAGGATAAATGGGACTATTGCCACCACCAGGAGGAACATCAGGAAGACCACCAAAAATAATACCACCTGCTAATTCTGGTGGAGCATAAGATCTTGCGTCATCACATACACTCTGACCATAATCTAGTGGACCATTTTCAAGTCCATCAAGTAGACCATCCAAGAAATCACCAACTTCATCTTTCTTTTTCTTATTGCAGCGAGTATCTTCACTACCACAAGCAGAGTCAATACCACCACAAGAAATGCCTAGGATGGACATAATCTTAAACATTGCTCCACCGACAAGATTTAGAGCACCACCAGCAATGCCTAGGATCGCTTGTAATGGACCTAAAACAGCATCTAGAAGTCCACTAACGAATCCAGTAATCTTGTTAATAATTGCGTTGACGAAAATATCAACTTGACATGTTGCTGCTCTGAATACTTTGAGGAGGTAATCAAAGATGAGAGCAGTGATGAAGTCAACCAATCTCTCGTAGATATCTTCAATGCTACAACCAATCTTCTCTAGTGTTGTCTCTAGAAACTCCTGAACACCCTCTAGAATGCCCTCAAAAGGAGTTAAAATCAGTTTTACTAGGTATTCAATACCTTCTTTTAACTTAGCAATAATCTCGCCTCTGACGCGAGCGAGAGCAGATTTAATAATCCTCAGAACTTTATTGATGTAACCCTGTGCTTTTGAGGTGTACTTAAAGAGTTCACCGTTTACTTTACCGACAAGATAATCACCAATGTTTCCATTGCTGTCCTGAACCATTTTAAACAACTCACCAAGAACATGGTTGAGTTCGCTTTTCGTATCAGGATTACATTCTGCTTGAGCAGTAGATACACAAACTTGTGTACCAAATGGATTTGCTGCACTATTCTCAGCAGCATGAGCTCCATCTGCTGGAGACATGGTTGATTGAGAGTTACCAGCAAGTTGACCAGATGCTAGGTTCTTATTTGTAGCTGCATTTGCGCTGCTATCAGCAGTAGGGTTTGTCTTTGGATTTACAGCAACTTTAAAACTTAAGCACTTATCCTCAGAAGTAGTGGATATAACTTCCTCAGGAGGTGAATCCGCTGAGTTAGCAGTATGTCCAATAGATCCAAGAATAAGTGGTTTTGTTTTTTCAATATTCAACCAAAAACCAAATACCCAATCTCCTTCCTCAAGGTTCGCAGAAGCACCAGAAGATCCACCAGTTTTGTAAGGTACAGTAACTGGTAGAGCAGTGTGTGCCCAAGGCAAATCCTCGGTCTTTACATTTTCGCAGTCAGCATCATGTACCCCAACGATTCTAACTCTAAAACGGTTAGATTTCTTTGGTTCATCAATTTCTTCAACTTGACCAATCCACCATTCAGCACCGTCAGATCCTAATTGGTGGGTTGGTAATAGAGATCGGATAGATGGATCCATACTAATCAGTTATCATGAATTTTGCACTCAGGTGCGCCTGGTTGTTGATCACAGTAGAGTTCTAGTGGAGAGGGATCGTGATGATCACCTGCTTCGATTTCTTCTTTGTGATGCTCAACGTATTCTTCTAGATCATGCAGTTCCTCTTCAATGTGACGACGTTGTTGGGGAGAGGTCATGGGATTCTGAAGAATCTCTTTGTCCTTAGCGATATGTGCTTCGATGTTTTCCATAGTTCGTTTGTGTGTAACGTGTTTTCCTATTCTACCATTCCAAGAGAGTCTCTCTGTAGTCTTAATGATGTTCTAACCTGCATGTTAGAAACTGCAAACGCTCTGGATATTTGAGTAACTAAGTAATATCCACTGTTTAACCTATCAACACTGTTGTTTTTTCTGTCCTCTTGATTACTAGAATTAGGAAGCAGAACGCGCACCTTATCGCCCACAACTAAATCAAGGTTTCCTGGGACCTCGATACGCAATCCTTGAGTATTTAGGAGATAATTCCTAGAGATAGACTGACATATAACATCACGACTCCAGTCTAGCAATTGATTATCTCCACTTCCATTTGGAGAAGCAGAGTCTTGACCACTGTAAAAAGTCTCATGATCAATTATAGCAGAAATCTGTCGAGTTGGATAATCAGATAGTCGTTCTTGTTCTGGATTTAGTGTATCTTGTGCTCCTAAGTGTGCTTGGTTTTCAAATGATTTTTTCGCAGAGAAAATTTTCTGCTCATATTCTCCTGTAGACATGTTATAGAAAGCTGCCTTAGATGCATATGCTCCCAGTCTCAATCCTTCCATGAGATTGATCTCACCAAGAAACTGCACTGATAGAATAGTATCATCATATGAATCTTCTGCGGCACCATCAACAAACGTTTTTATTCCAGTTTGTTGATTACCAAATTTACCGTTTAAATCACATAAAGAATCAATAGATCTGAAGTTGTATCCATTATGATTTTCAAAGAAGAAATATCCTGCACTTCCAGATAGAAACTCTCCAGACTGACTAGATTGCTCTGCTGTAGATGATTTACTTAATAGTGTCTTATCCTGAACAGATGCGATTACAGAGAATGGACTCTTCCCACTTGGAATAATTTTCAGTCTATTCTGTGATGGATCAGATGTAACTTCTTTATCTGTATCAAGAAACTCAGTCAATATACTCTCAACAATTTCATGAGGATATCCTTCTTGTGTGTTACTAACCTTACGTCCTTCATTAATAAGTGCCTCAGCACTGATCAAACCAATATTGTATCTCTGAATTTTATTTGAGATAAATCGATCCCCAACACGATAAACAATGAAGTTATAAGTATATGTCTGTTCGTCTGGTCCTTTTACTTTAATCTCTACACTCTCACCACCAGTGATACCACCATCTTCTTCAGATCCAATAATATTGATGCCAGAATCAACAACATTTAAGTTCGCAGTAATGAATGGTTTTGAAATATCTTCATAGTAACTGTATCCCATGACCAAGGGAGCAATACCATACTCCTTACCAGTATTTGTGGTAAGTGTAATGCTTTCAAATACAAAAGAGGCAGCGTTATTATTATTCTTCATTGCGATAACTTAAACAGTGTAAGTGGTGCTAGGTTAGCAGCGTTAGGATCAGTCAAAGGCATTACGAATGGATTTGCACCGAGACCACCAGATTGCTGTTGCTGAGGTTGTGCTGATCTCTGCTGAGCAGCCTGATTGAATTCCATGACCTTAGCGAGTGCTGCCAGTTCAGGATTTTCTTTTGCTGCTGCTTGGATTCTTGGAAGCATAACAGATCCAGTTGTATTGTTTGGAGGAGCAACATTAGCTGCATTATTTTGAGCAGCCTTAAGTTCTGCGTTTTTAACTTTAGATTTACCTTTAGTGAACTGCAATGGATCTACAGCACTACCTCGTCCTTGATATCCACCAGGATGTCTTTCCAAGTGTAAGTGAGTATTATCGGAAGCCATTGCTCCAGTGCCTGGCCAATATTTAACTGTAGCAATCTTATCACCTTTATTTACTTCGTCTCCTTGAGCAACTGTTGGATCAACGTGACCATATAAAGTTGCGTTTCCATCATCACTAGTCACAACAACTGCAGATCCATGCATGAAATCTGGAATGATGTGAGAGACAGTTCCTTTCTCCATTGAAGTGACTGGTGATCCTCTATCAACACCAATATCAATTCCTCTATGATCTTTAGATCCATATCCAAGATCTCTCTTACCAAAACCACTGTTGAATTGAGGTCTTCCTTGTGGTAGAACTGCAGAGAAATCACTCTCGCTAGTTTGACCAGTGTAAGGTTGAGATCCAGGAGTTACACCAGGCACATTAGTCATTCCCAACGATCTCATCATTCTTTGGAACGTTCCACTCATTCCTTGGAATAAATTATTCATCGGTCCACCAGGACTATTCAACATTCCCCCAAGTTGACCCAATGCCCCACCACTGATTCCAGACAATTGGAGATTTGATATTCCACTAATTTTGAGCAGTTTATCAAGAACTGGTCTGAGTACAGGACCCATGAGTTGTCCAATAGGACCGAGAATTTTGATAACTTCACTAATAGCGACAGCAATACCACCAATTGCAAACTTAAATGGTTGCTCTAGGGCAGTCTTCATATGTGCGCCCATTTCATTAACAAGTTGTCTTCCTCCAAATGGAGTAAAGGATACAAGTTCACCGCCCGCTTCACCACCTTGGAATGGTCCAAAGTTAGAAGGATTGTCTAGGAAGTATGAACCGCCACTAGCATTCTTGACTTCACCCTCACCACGCATCTTAGCGTCTGCTTTCTTAGCAGCATCGCCATACAATCCTAGTGTACCAAATGATCCTTTCTCATCTGGAATGATGTTTAAGAAGTCAATAGCATTGAGTCCTTGTCTAGCAGACTCACGGATATTAGAGTCAATATCCGCCATCACTTCATTGGATTTCTCCATGTTAAATCCAGAGTTGATAAACTCAAAGATTGCGCGGAATGGAGCGCCAATTGTCTCAAGTGCTGCAGAAAGTCCTTCAACAATGCTGCTCACCAAATTCAACGCCATATTATTTCCATCACCACGAACCCAATCACCGACCCCACGGGTCATTTCTCCAATATAAGATGATGTGATACCAGCGCCAATAACTGCTGCAGCAGATGATAAAGCGGTTCCAATTGTAGCTTTAATACCAGTAGCACCACCGAGCATTAGAGCATCGCCTGCAGCGTCAGCAGAATCAACAATAGCACCAGCGTAATCGCCCGCCATAACAGATAAACCTGCTGAGATAGCAGATGCACCAGGAATCAAATACTTTCCTGCTCCAGCCTTATCTACCATTTTAGAAGCATCACTCATTGCTCCAGCAGCATTTGATATTCCTTTTGTTGGAATATCAGGTGCTTTTGGTTTTGGAATAGCAGGAGTTACTGGTTTTACATCTAGATCGACCTTTTTTCTTCTGAGTGCCGCAACAGCTTGTTCCTGAGCCTCTCTTCCGAGTGATTGATCTCTTGCTTGTTTTAGTAATCGATCAACCGAACTTTCACCACTACCATCAACTCTAAGTGCTCTTGGATCAACCTTAGAAGTATCAACTCTTCCAATTTCTAGTGGTTCTAAAGCTCTAGTCTGTGCTTTTACTTCAGGATTAAATGCTTGACCTTGACCAGGAGGTAGTGCTCTCTGTCCAGAGACTGGTGCTGGAGTTGTTCTTGCTAATGCAGAAGATTGTGGAGTTACACTAGCAGGTGGTAGTGCGAGTTGAGAAGACCGTGCAGGTGGTAGTGCTCCTCTAACAGCAGCAGCAGGCGGCAATGCTGCCTTAGGCATCTCCCTGACTCGCACAGGTACGACTCTAAGAGCATCAGCAAGTGCTCCTGCAAGTTTTCTTGCCGCCATTGCAGCAGCAACCATTGCCGCTGCTTTCATAATAATTGGTGCTAATGCTTTAACAGCAGATATTACACCATTGAGTAGACCCAGCAAAAAGTCTAACCACTTTGGTCTTTTCGCTCTAGAATAATCTTGAGTTCCTGAGAGATCTTCAATCTCTTCTAACTCAGATTCTTGACTTGCAAATTTAGCAAGTGCTCCACCTTTTTTGCCTGATGCTAATAGATTAGTTTGAGCAGCAATTAACTTAGTTTGCTTTCTTTGTTCTTCTAATACCTTTACGTTTACTTCAACTAACTTATCATCATACTTTGTAATTGCTCCACCATCTGTAGGAACAATCGCACTACTTCCAGCACTTAATAGATTTGCTTGTCCAGAAACTAGTAACTTTTGATTTGGAGTAACAACAGATACACTAGCAGGAACCGCTCCCCCTCCTCCGCCACCAGTTGGCGCTAAGGATCCACCCTTCCCAGAACCAGACTTTTTTTCGTCTTTGTCTTTGTCCTTTCGTTTTCTAAATCTATCAATTAGTGATTCGGTTATGCTACCAGAGGTAATTTCATAACCCTGAGTTCCTGAAGGCATTAGAAGTTAGATTGTTGTTGTTTTTGCTCTTCAATGAATTGGGTAAGTAACGCCAAATAGACGATTCTTTCCCAAGGTATCATATTATCTAGCTCGGTCAAAGAGTATTTATGATGCTGCATCAGGGCGAAATTAGTCTGGTAATACTCTTCCAAAGATGTATGGAAGAGTGCTATGCGAAAAAACTCTGTAGACCCTCAATAGTATAATTAGATGTCTTCCCTGTATTAGGATTCTTGACTTCAAATGTATGCTGAAGTCTGGGCATCGTCTCAAAGAACGTAGTAAGTTTTTGGAACTGTTCTTGAGTCATACTCTCAATAAAGGACAGAAGTTCTTTCTTTGTACAGTCAGATGCTTCTGTAATCTCTTCACCTTCAAAGATTTGATCAAGAGATTCAACAACAATATCCAAAGGATCTGCATTTGGGTCAGTAACAAACCCAGTTCTAATAAACTGAGAGACACTAGGATACTTCATGATTACACCAACTTTATCACTCAGCATAATCTTATCGCTGTGTCCTTCTGGTTTGAACACTTGAATGGTATTAATGTTAACAGTATGACTGACTTCAGTCTCGTTATCATCCAAGCAACGGACATTGAGAACAATCTCCTCACCAACTGAAGCGGCACGAATTCTCAGGAAAAGATATTCGAGATCAAAACTTGCTAGGTTCTCTGGTTTTACACCACGAGTGATAATACAAGCACTCATAACATCCATGACTGCTTGAGTGATTTGACTCTCATCTCCAGAGTCTGTAGCGATAAGGAGAAGTTTTTCTTCTTTTACGAGAAATGGACGATACTTAACTTTTTTGCCAGTAGAAGGCAGTTCCAACTCATAGGTTGGTGCAGTAACCTTTGGTAATGCCATAATAAAATCCTATTTTAAATATTTATGCTGTAGTTGAGGATCCAAATCCATTTAAGAAATTCAGTGCTAGTGTTCCCGAACCTCTATTATCATTATACACTACTCTGTGCTTAGAATAGTAAAAATTAGCAGTGCATTTTGTAAGTTGCGACTGTCCAAATGAAAGAGGAACAGCATCTATTTGATATGGATATGCATCCTGAAGAATATGCACTGCAGATATTCTAGATGCATCTCCATTAGGTCCTTTCTCTGCTTTAGCAATCCTAATTGTGCAGTAATAATCGTCAGGATATCTAAGTCTAGTTGCTCTATTTGATACTTGAGGTGCTACTCCCATCATTGCTCCCTCACTAGCACCAATTTGAGATCCAGCTGCTGTATCGATCTCACCTGATGCATCATATTCCTGAAAAATGTACTGCCACCATGATTGAACGAATTTATATGGTTCCATGTTAGCATCACACATCCACCCCAGACTAAAATCAGTGTACATTTTAGTGTGTGCGTAAGATCGCATCCCTTCACCTAAATGCATACCAGTAACTTGACCAGTTGCTGCTTGTGATGGTGGAAGACTTACTTCATCACAAAAAGTTTCATATAATTTACTTGCACTTGGTGCGAGATAATCGATTACAGTCTTTACACCGTCTGGAGTGTTAAATGTAAAACTAACAATGTAACCAGTAGAGAGCGCCATACCACCCTGGCTACTGATCATATTGATGTAGTCATTCATCGAGTTATAAGGCACTTCTAAATAAATTATAGTGAGCAATTGTATTTATGGCTTATTCGGGAATCTATAAACCTATGAATCCTAAGAAGTACAAAGGCAATCCCACAAGAATCATTTACAGATCCATGTGGGAGAAAAAATTTATGATCTTTTGTGACCATACCCCATCAATTGTGGAGTGGGGTAGTGAAGAAGTTATCATACCATATCGTTGCCCAACTGATGGAAGAGTTCATAGGTATTATCCTGACTTCTACGTCAAAGTTGTTGATAAACAGGGGAATTACAAAAAATACATCGTTGAAATCAAACCAAAGAAACAAGTTGCTGGTCCAGAAAAGAATCCCAAAAGGAAAACTGCTGCATGGAAAAGGTCAGTCATGACTTATGCAAAAAATAGAGCAAAATGGGAAGCAGCAGAAGAGTATTGTGATGATAGAAGAATGAATTTCATGATACTCACAGAGGATCACCTTAATGTCTAGAAAAACAATATTTGAGCAAATAAAAGAAGAAACAAAGGGCAAATCCTACGGAGCATCTTGGTATCGTCGCAAGGTGCAAACTATTGCTGCAAATTACAAGGTCAAAAAGATTTTTAAAGACGAAAAAATCGAAACTGTTCTAGATGATGAGTTTCAAGACGATAACGAAGTGAGAATTAAAGTTTTACGTGGACATCTCTACATTTTCCAGTATGAAGCGACTACAAAACGCTTACCTTACTACGACACAAATCCTCTAGTCTATGTGATTGGAAGAGAAGAGGATGGTTTCATAGGAGCGAATTTACACTATGTGCAACCAAAACATCGCGCTAAAATCATCACAAATCTACTAGAAAAGAACCAAATTGTCGTTCCTTCGAGTATTGTCCATAAATATCTCTATGATAACGTAAAAGGTCGCTTTTTAGACCTAGGAAAGGAAGAGTGGGAGACCGCTATACTTTTACCAATTGATAATTTCGTCTATGGGAGGGGAGGTCGAACCTTCTCGTATAAGAAGAATGACGTTTGGGGGGAGACTCACAAAAAACGTATGGATCTCTTCAAAGAAAAACGTATATTTGAACGCTACACAAACGAGACCAAGATATGACGCTAAAGTATCCAAGAGATATGATCGCTGATCCACAGACAGATTATATCAAATTTGACTTCTTTAAGTATAAACCACCACTGCAAAGAAGCGGTGGAGGACTCTCTGGATATAATGATGGTGGAGCAGGAAAAATTGCTGGAAATTTTGGAGAACCAGTAGGCAATCCAATTCATATTTACATGCCCCAAGATGTTAGCACGTCATATGCTACTTCATGGGGTGGTAAAGAATTATCCAACTTTGGTGCAGGAGCGTTATCAGGATACGCCAATATCACTAATGGAAATATTGGTGGTGCGGCAGAAAATGCTGCTCAAGGTCTCCAAGGTCTAGTAAGACTTCCAGCTACCATAGGTGCTGAATTAACGAGAATGGGTCTGCAAACAATGCAGACTAATCTGACTCTAAATGATATTTTAAGCACCACACAAGGAGTCATCTTAAACCCAAACGTAGAATTATTCTTCGGTGGACCTCAAATCCGTAATATTGGATTTGCATTCAAAATGTTCGGTCGAAATAAAGAAGAATCTGAAAATATGATTCGCATTTGCAATGAATTCAAATATCAGTCACTCGCTGGTTTTGGCGGAAGCACGGCTGTTGATCGAGGCACTGCTGGATTTGTTAATTCTGTTGCTGGCGCTGTACAAGCTGGAATCAACCCAGATCCAGCAGCAAATGGAACAGCTCCAACACCCGCATCTGCAGCTACAACTGATTATCAAGCTGGGTATTTAAGTGTTCCAAATCTTTGTAGAATGCAATTAATGAAAGGTGGTGATTTGCATCCATACCTATCTCAATATAAAGCACTCGCAATCACAAACGTCGATATTAACTACACGCCTGATGGTTCATACTCAACTACAGTAGATGGAATCCCAACTTCTGTAGAATTGAGAGTTTCATTTGTCGAGACTAAAGTCGTATATAAAGAAGATATCGATCCCTCACAAGGTTGGTCATACTAATGTATTTTTCTATACTACCAAACATCAATTACGATCTAAAACCACAAAGTTTCCCATTTTCGAGTGCGGACTTCGTTGTGGTCAATAACTTCTTTAGGCGTTATACGCTTAGTGAGGATATTTTCGATTATGCGACATACTATGGTAAATATGCCGTAAAAGACGGTGAAAGAATTGACTGGGTTGCATCAAATGCATATGGAGACCCAGAATTAGACTGGATTGTCGCTTTGGTCAATAATATGACTAATGTGTATGAAGATTGGCCAATGTCTAATTCTGCATTGCAAGAATGGGCAGAATCTACCTATGGAAGCGATGTTTACAGTCAAATCGCATATTACGAAATTTCGAGCGATGTGAAAAATTCGCAAAATGGCGTAATTTACAAAAAAGGGCAAAAAGTCGATTTGAAGTTCTATAACTCAAATCACGACTATAACAATGGAGATATTTCCAATACGACAATTACAGTTAGCGGTCAAAGCATTTCTGCGCCTGTAACTGTCTGGGAAGACGAAATGAGAAAAAATGAGGCAAAAAGAGAAATCTACATTCTCAAGCAACCTTATGTTGAACCACTTCTCTCAGAACTAAGAAAGCAGAGCACCTACAAGAAGTGCTCTGCTTACGTGAATAAAAAGTTGAAGTCTACTCTAAAGTGACGCGACTTTTTTGACCAAAAATTGGCGG